CATTATTTTAGAATGTTGCTCATTGGTAGTGCATTTCGATAACTCGCTTAGTATTTCGCTCAATTCCTTTTTTGCGTTTGGGTCAGCAACTTTCATAACCTCTAATTTAGCAGAGCGTTGTACCGTATCCATCGACTTCTTTAAAGTCGGTAACATACCGTTTAAATCTTTTATTGCTTGTTCTAAATTATCCATTACGCAAAGTTACAAATAAAAAGTATTCCTTTACCATCCATATAATTATTTTTACCGCTTGTGTATTTTGTTTAGTGTTGTGTTGTGTAAAATTGTAATTTCGAATCATAATTAAAAAAAAGTATATGATCACAAAAGAAGAAGTTTTAAAAGCAATTGATATTATTGAAAAATATAAAATTCAAGAGTTAAAAAATATAAATCAATTAGAAGAAAAAATAATTGAAAAATCAAATACTAATCACGTATCTGAATTAGGATTAAATGGTAAATCTATTTATCGATTATCTACAATTAACGTAAATACTATTGGAGAGTTACTAAATATACACCCATTAGAATTAAGATTAAATAGATATGTTGGTAACGCTACTATTACAAATATAAATCAATCCTTGAAGAAAAATGGATACAATAAAGTTTTTGCATATTAATATGAAGTCAACAGAATTTAGAATTGGGAATTGGATACATAACCCAGTTCAAAAAATAGATTTTCAAATTGACATAGTAGCTTTTAGCAGAATATATTATGATGAACTAAGTAAATTACCACAACGATTTGAACCTATCAAAATAACAGGAGATGTTTTATTAAGATGTGGGTTTACTTTATATTCTAACGAGGGTAGGTATTTAATTACACCCAATGATGAAATTGAGTTATTAATTGCAATAGAATCAGATAATGAAACTACATATTGTCATATTGATATTTACCAACATATTGATAAGGAAGATGATGAAGGCGCTGAAATCGTTTACCTTACAAAAGAAAACTACACCCTCCACGAACTTCAAAATCTTTTTTTCTCATTGACAAAAACCGAATTAGTTTATACTCCTTTGCCAAGTGTAAAGTGAGTGCTTAGGTTAGTCTTAAAAACTTTCCTATACTGAAAAGGCTATCAATAATTTGGTAGTCTTTTTTTTACGCAAAAGGGTTACCAGCTAAATTACTATTACTACCATCCAAATAAGTTTGTTTCAAGTTCGTGTTGTATAATGTATTCTCGCTCACTTCAATTGTTGCTTCATCTTCTTCAACTAACCACTTCACACTTTCAACTTTTGTGGGCAACGAACTCGCTACAAAATTATTTTCCAACAAAGTTACAAAAGAATCTTCACAAAATCTTTGTGGTAACGTATATTTTTCCCATTGGTTGTGTTGATTGTTAATCGGCACGAATGAATTGATACGGTGAAACTCAGTCCACATTAGCGAAGCGCTAGGTTGAATCGTTGATAAACGCCCATCACTTTCACAAAATAATATCTTTGGAACGTCAATAAAATGGTCGGATAACATTAAGTTTCCTATCCTATTTTGAATGTTATTTGCAAAGTTTGTCGAAGCATTGCCAACTGTAAAAATGGTCACCAATCCATCTACAAAAGTTGCAAGTCCAAGTAGTACCGTTTCGAATCTACTTAACGAGTCCTTTCTTGTTCCTCGTGCCAATGGAAACTCTATTACTAAAGCACCTCCATCATTTTCATAGTCAGCACCTAATCCGCTTACATTTTCGGTAATAACATCGTAAACCGTACCATTGAAATTATCAAATGTATTTTGGTCTTTTTGGTCAAATTGAAAACTCATTGTATATCCACCTACAAACTCGGAAGCATTGTTAGTGCGTTCATTTAGTAATCTATCTTGATTTGTCCAATTAGAATCAAGTTGTAAGGTAGCAGTAGTTTGCCACCAATCCCAACGCTCGAACCTCATTACTCCATTGTAGATACGGTAGTCTCCAGCAAAGAATGTCATTGCTTGCTCAATAAACGACCCGAAAAAATACCAAGCGGTATCGTTTGAATGTGGCGTACCATTTTGATAGATAGCTGCATTCATTCGACCACGTTCAGTTTTTGTTGGAAGATAAACGGCATTAGCCCATTTCGGATCGTCAAATATCGTACTTTGAAAAGTCAATCCTAAATAATTACACGCAACGGTAAATAAAGACTTCCATTTTACGCCCGTATGGTATCGAGTAACGGAGTAGATATTCTCAAAGATGGATTCAATTAACGTTTTTATAGCCAAAACTATCCCAGTAAAGTAAGCAAATGAAATAAGTAAGTTTGTAACACCTACTAAAGTTGTAGTACCACCAGCAAGTAAAGCAGCGTTTTGCGCTAAATCTTTAATTGAAAATAACAATTCACGTGTCATCATAAACAAAGATATCGAAAGGGATACCAATACTACACCATCGGGTATGTAGTTAAGGTTGTAAGGTACTTGAACTAAATCTGTTGATTGATTGAACAACCCCATATCTTCCAACCTCCTAAACTGTAACCCACCAGCCTTTGAAGTAAATGTGTTTGACGAACGCAGCACATCTACACCTACTTCTATTTCATTGCACCCAATTAAACGATAATTCTTTCTAGCATTCAATCCTAAACGTGGCATTGTTACACCGTTTATTTGAATAGAGAATGGCATAAGCACCCCGAAACCATACGTATTGAAAAAGTCTATAATCTGTTGCGCCTCGTCACCGTAAAAAGTAACGTTATCAATGTCAACATCTACATTCAAAGGTTGTTCACGGTTCCAATTAACTGACAAAGAAAGTGATTTATACTCCTTTGGTAGTGATTCGGTTAATATGTTGTTTAAGAAATACTTTGCTTTTGCTGCCATTACCTTACTTTTTTATATCTAATTGTTTCAACGCTTTTCTTTGGTGTGCTCATTTTTTCAACTATTGTAACCACGCTACCCATTTGCTCCATTGTTGTTGAAGTTGTAGGTTTGTTTACGAGTTGCTTTAATAGTGCCTTATGCTCTGCCAATTCGTTAACTACATCACTATTATCATTCATAGAAACCATTGAAGTAGGTGTGTTGGTAATGCCACCGCCTAACATTAAACGTTTAACAACCTCATCAGTGGAATGAATACCCATTGCAGCTAATTTATCAACTTTAGATTTATTTAAAATCATTTCCGATTTATCAACCCTTGCTAATATTCCATCTCGACCGTTACTAAATTTAGTTCCAACTGCATCGCCAACAGTTGTATCAGTACCTTCCCAAAACATAGGCAGTGAACGTATAAAGCCCATTAATGCGCTCACATCTGCCATTGTACGTGCTAATGGTTCTCCGTTACCTTGTGCTATTTGAGAGTTCATTAAGTTTACTGCGGTGTTGAATAATTCTAATCGTTGTTTTTTACGTTGCAATTTTTCTTGTTCAGCTAGTGCTTTGGCTTGTTCTGCTTTTTCAAATGCTAACGATTGAGCAAGTGAGTTGCTATCCAATTCACGCATTGCAATAATCTCATTCATTCGTTGCTTAGATGCTTCCTCTTTTTTCTTCTCTGCTTCAATCTCTCTATCGATTGCTTCGATTCTCCTATCGGTTAAGAATGTTGTAATATCGGTTAAGTCTTGGGCTAAATTAATTTGGTCTTGTATTCGTTTTTCTTCTTTCTTTTGTTTCTCATCTAAAAAATATTGATACTTTCTTTCAGCATCTTCAACCATCTTATCCGCTTGCTCTTTTGATGTCATTTTTCCACCCGTTGTAGTAACTTCACGTGGCGCAACTCTTTCAAGTTTATTAGCTTGTTCAATGATTTCTTTATATCGGTCTATTTGTGCTTGTAAAGTTCGCTCTTGTATCTTCAACTCCAAAGTTCTATCACTTTCTTTACCGCCTTGTTTGATTATCAAATTAGAACGCTCCAATTGAATTTTAGATAACTGTGCTTCTAGTTTTGCCATTTCAGATAGTTCTTTATTAGTTCTACCTATTGACCCGTTCATTTCTTCTTGTGCTTCTAACGATGCTTTTGAGTCATTACGTCTAGCTATTTCAAGTTTAGCCATTGCAGCAGCAGTTCGAGCGTATGTACTTGCAGAATTTTCAGACTTATCTACAAACTTTTGCAAGTCATCACTTGACATTAAAGAAAATGTTTTTTCTAATTCAGCATTGAATGTTTCTATTTGACCCGTTGCACCCGATATATTTTGTTGTGTTTGTGAACTGAAAACACCAAATCCATTTGTACCCGTTTGCTTTTGTAAATCCACTTGTTCTTGAAACTGTCTAATAAGTGAACTCATCACAATAGCTTCACGCTCTAATAAAGATAATCCTTGTTTTCTTAAAGTAAGAATCAATTTAGCTTCTCCATTTGTTTTTGCCAATACTTCTAATTCAGCATTAGATAATTCCTCTAATTCTTTTATTCTTTTAATTGTTGCATCTGCAGCTATTTGCCCCCCTCCTTTCGCAGCATTTTGTACCCTTGTTTCTTTTCCAGCAGACGTTTCATTTAACCTTGTTAGTATTTCTAAAAACTCTGTTGTTAAATCAATTGCACCTCTTAAAACTCTTGCTATAATTCCATCACCATCTTCTAAAGATAATACGAAACCTTCCCAAGCAGAACTCATTGTAGTAAGACTACCCGTTAAAGTATCTAATTGATTGTTGGCTACTTTCTCGGCAGCACCTCCTGCATTCATTAAACTTTTTTCTAATCCATTTACTTTTTCTGTGGTACCAGCAAGTATTAATGAAGCGGTTGATCCTTCCTTACCAAATAAATCAATGGCAGTTGCCCCTTTATTTGCACTCTTATTAATTTTAGACATTGCTTGTTCAAAAGTTAAGCCTTGTTTTTGCAATTCTAAAAAGATATTTCTTAGTCCAGTTCCAGCCTTTGAAGCATCTAACCCAGCATCGACTAAAGCCCCTAACATTGCAGTAGTACGTTCAACGCTAAATCCAGCACTTTGAGCAACGGGCGCAACGGTAGCCATAGCAACTGAAAACTTCTCAACATCTAAAGCGGTTGCATCAAATGACTTTGCCATCACATCTACAACCCTTTGAGTTTGTGTTGCAGAAAGGCTAAACCCGTTTAATGTACTCGCTACAACTGTTGCTGCATTATCTAAGTCAGTACCAACGGCAGCTGCTAATTGTAATGTTGCTTCGGTAGCGTTTAATATTTGGTCTTCGCTAAAGCCTAACTTTGCAAAAGCGGTCTGCATTTGTACAACTTCGGCTGCAGTAAATTTAGTACTTGCACCAAGTCTTTTTGCATCGTCTGTAAGTTTAGTTATTTCGCCTCTAGTTTTTCCTAATATTCCAGCTAAATTAGTACTCTCTTGTTCAAAGTCTTTGAATACACCGATTACATTATTTACAATCATTCCAATACCGAAAGCAATGCCTAACTTTCCAAGTGCATTAGTAACACCCATGGCGACACCACGAATGCCTTTTAAAGCACTTGTATAGTTACCTACATTTCTTTGATGCCTTCCAACTGTTGCATCAATCTTTTTTAATCCAGCATCTAATTTATTTATTTCAGCTAACATTCCTTTTGCAACCTTACCATTTTCACGACCTCTAGCAGCTAAATTTTGGTAACGGTTAATTAAGTCTGTTAATGTTTTAGATTGTTGTTTATATGCGTTGCCTTCGTCTTTAATAGCCTTTGCAGTTCTATTCGCTTGTTGCTCTTGTAACTTTTCTAGTTGTAGTAATGATTTTTTAGTACGTATTTGCGCTTGTGCTATGCGTTCTTGCTCTAGCATAGCCTTAGTCATATTGTCACTTGTAGCCTTCGCAGTTCCAATATCACCCGTTTTAGTAGCCTTAAAACCTTTTGATATTTTAGCCAATGATGTAGCAGTAGATTTAACCTCAACATCTAATTGAGAGTAAACAACAAGCAATTGTTTAGCTTGTTCAATGTGTTCCGATAAAGCCCCTTTTTCGACTATATCGACTCCTTTAACTATCTTTTCTGCCATTGGTATTGTGTTTTTCTAATAACTTAATATACTTATAATAATCGATTACGGTTACCTTTTTTACATCTAATTGAAACCCCATAAATTTAGATAGTATGGCACAAATATCGAATAAGTCCTGACTATCCCCTTTCTTTTTTTCAATGGCTTCAATTTCAAAATCTACTATTTTAAGATAGTTTTTATGGAATTTAACTCCTAGAATTATTTGTTCAATGTGATGTATCTTTTGTTTTAGTAGTGATAAGTACCGTTCACTTTCTTCATTTGCTCCAAAAATATCTAAATAGTCTTGATGAAATTTCATAAACAATTCTAACAAGTCAACATCACATTTTAAATTCGGATCAAGTAATAAATATTTCAATTCACCACTACGCACACATTTATCCCAATTGTAAATCGGTAACTCTTCCAAACTTTTGTAAGGTTCAGTTGTTGGTAATGGCTTATTTCGTTTGAAGATGCTCATTCAATTGTCTATCGACTTTGTTTAATAATTCGTTTAATTGTTTACGGTCTTCATTATTCTTTGAACTGTTGATTAAATGGATTAAATGCTTTCTATCAACTTTCAATCGAGCCACTGCCTTTGCTAATTCAAAATGAGTGTTGAGTGCATCGGTTTTTTGTCCTTCAAACTTATTTTTTCGTACTCTATCAATTAATCTCTTTAACATTATTTCCACTTTTTTAATAAATATTCTCTATATCGGTCAATGGCAAATCGTACTAATTTACCTTTACTTTCTTCAGTAAGTCCTAAAATATTCGTTCCCCATCTATCTTGTAAATCTTCATCCTTCATTGTGTTGGCCTGAATACGGATAACATTTCCAGTTATGTAAACCCTCCAAGACTTATAAAAGTCGCCCGTATCTTTCAACGTAACTCTATCGTATGGTACTCCTTTCTCAGACTTTAATTCCTTTGTCACAAATGAGTAACCGCCTCCAATATCGCTTAGTAACTCGCCAGTACTATCAACCCCTTTATCGTAAAGTTGCTCAATAGTATTCATTTCAATAATCATATTCTTTACTCTAGGTGTATCAAACACAATCTTAAAAGCATCTAACTCCGAAAGCATAGATACCATCTTCGCACGTGCGAATATTTTGGTGCCAGTAAAGTACATTTTACAAAGTTACGAAAATAAATAATTGAAAATAAAAAAACCCCCTACCAAATGATAGAGGGCTTTAATTTATTTTTTCACTTTCGGGAGGTGCTTTGCAATTTCATCATAAGCTTGATCAGGAGTTTTATCTCCTAGATTCCACTTTTGTTTGCGTTGCATAGTCTTAAACTCCGTTTTAGTAACTCCAATAAACGCATCGGTATTGAAACTTACCTTACCAATTTTCAACTCCATTAAAGAGCTAATTTAGTAAATGAGGTAAAGTTAAACGGTGCAGCGTTTGGCGCACTGAAAGTCAATACGTCTCCAGTTGTTTGAGCAGAGAATCCTAAAGTATAAGAGCCATCTGGATTTTCAACAACAGTAGATACAGTTACCGCAGCAGCAGTATCTTCATTGTAGATAGACCAAAATGTAGTTGTATCGAATCCTACTAAAGCCTCTTGACTTCCGAGTGCAGCCGAACCACTTAACGCCCAAGTTAATTTAATTAATTGAGTTGTAGCAGTAGTTGTGTTGGATCCAGTTGTAGTTGCAGTTGCTTGAATCATACCAGGCACTGCGCTCAACTCAGGAGTAATAGCAGTTGAAGGAATAAATCCAGTGTTGGCAGCGTTGTAAGACTGTTTAACCATAAAAGAAACCATAACTCGGCTAACCGTGTTGTTAGTTCTATCCATAGTTTTAACGCTCAACGTTCCTTTTTCAATTGGAATAGGTTGAAGTGAAGTATCACTAACTTTGTAACCTACCAATTGATTAGAAGCTGTCAAACCATAATAACCAACTGTTCTACATCTTAAAGTTTCAATAGCTGCTTTGATAGCTGCTGGTGCTCCAATCAATTCGAATGTGACCAATTGGTCGCCATCACGAATGAATAAAGGAATAGTATCTATTTCTTCAGTAACTGCATCAGCAGTTTCACGAGCGTAAACTTTAATGTCATTAAGAACACTAAAACGTTGTTTCTCGTCTTTATTGTAAAGTCTTCCAGTCCATCCAACTAATGTTAATGGTGAAGCCTCAGTTACTTGAATTGAATTTGCAGTTGTTGAATCCAACATTAAATCTACAAAAGCAATCCCCGTAATTCTGTCGGGTTGTCCGAAGCAATCAAGAACTTGCATTCCCGTTGCACCAGTGGAACATGTGCATACTGACATAATTGTATAGTTTTATTTATTAATAATTTTGTTTTTTAGTCACAACAATTCATTATTGAAACATCTAAGTCAATTCGCACCTCGACACCCGATAATTTCATTTCAAATAAATTGCGGTCACTTCCTTTTTCTGTTTCTTGACCGACATTGCTATGAGGTCGCACCCTCTCGTTTTGCCAATCAATGAAATATTTTTTTAATTGTTCAATTCTAGGTATTACTCTTTTATTCCAAACATTATCCATCGGATCAATTACGTTCAAATGATGGCTTTCAGTTGTCCAAGCATATTCAGCCCCGCTAAGACTTTCACCACACATTAAAGAATCATCTAACAAATATGAAACAATTGAATAGTTTTTGTTGCTGCTAAACTCGCTATCTTTTGAACTTTCATAAGGTTCACGCATCCAAAAGAATGGTGTTTTACTTGTTTGAAAGTCGTTTAATTCCATTGCAGTATCTGACAATTTACCGCTAAAGAAATTAATAGCGTATGTTGTAGCAGTTTTTGGATAAGGTAATTGTAATTCAGCACCAACGGTTACTTCTACATACTCATTCAATAACACATCTTTAATAACGTATGATATGTTGGTGTTGTCATTAACTACACTTATAACCCTACCAGCCCTTAAATGCAAAGTATCGCACGTGAAAAACTTATATGATGTAATCACTTGACCCGTATAAATAGGTAACACGCTATTGATGTACAAAGTTGTATCAATAGTTTCGATAACCTCTTTCATTATGGCTCTAAAGTTCTTCATAGTTGGGTTAAGTAGTGTTTTGTTAAAGTTGAATAATCAGGATAATCGGCTAAGTTTTGATGAATGTAATGTTGAATAACTTTGTAGTTGTTAATTGTTAGGTTATACTTGGCCGTAAACAAAAACGAATTACCACCAACTGCAACACTATTTGTAGTTTCTTGAAATCGTTGCCCTATTTGCGTACCAGTATAAGGCGCAAAACGAAACCACTCAAACCATACCATTGCGATAAGCATTTCCTTCATTCCACTTGAATAGTTTTCAAAACCGTGACAATCGGGTAAACGAATCTCATTGTAAATAGCTAAATACTCAGGGTCGTTTGGTACTCCATTATTCCCAGCAGCATTAGCCAATAAAAGCGGTGCAATAGTAGTACCTAACAAGTCTTTTAGCCATTTATTTTCTATGCTAGTTTGTAGCGCAGTAAATTGTCCTACATTTTGAGCGGTTGTAGATACTAAGTATTGACCAATAAAATCAGCAGACGTTATTAATGTAGCCATTATTTTTTAGGTGCTTTTTGTTTTGCTTTTGGTTTAGGTGCTTCAGCATCAGTAAAGACAGCGAATCCATCTTTTACCAAATCTTTAGCAGTTGTTAAAGGCAAATGTATGTCTTGACCTTCCTCAAATTGCTCAAATGCTTTTAATATTGTGACTTTAACCAAGTCTTTTTTATTTTTTTCCATTACTATTGGGTTGTTTATTATTTTATTTCCGTTTGTTTTTAGTTTTAAAATGCTAACGTGTAGTTCATTTAATCGTTTTGGATCATCTGAAATAGTACAAATCTCTATTATTTCGGGGCTTGTAATATTATCTTCATACTTTACATCGACAATAAAATGACCGTTATAGGATAGAGAAACCTCGTTTATTCCATTGGTCAACATATTAATTCTTGAATTACTATCCAATCCTTTGTTTCGGTCGGTTTGGTATAACTTGTATTCCATTTTTTCTAGTGTTGGCTTTGTCCATAACCTAGCCACTCCAATAGTATCTTTGTAGGTAATCCCATACTTTAATTGATTACTCCAAGCATCGTAAACATGGCAATCATCGAAACCGTAAAACACTTCTTTTGTAGTGTCAATAGTTTGGTATAATTCGAATACGCTATCAGAAACAAAGTCATCACTACCTAGAATTATAACTCCATCATATTGGGTTGTTTGTGCTATTAGATTATTTAGCTTATTACCCAATGGTAAATTAGGCACATCTACAATATAGAATCCATTAGGTACTATATTTTGATTATCACCACTTACAAACACATCAAAGTTAAACTTCAATCTTTGCTCATTCAGTCGCTCAAAACAAAGTTTAGTTACTTCAGGTCTGCCCCAATAAGGTAATATGACTGCTAATTTATTCAAAACTGACACGCTTTTAACCCAAAAAACCCGAACATTTCTGCTCGGGTTCCTTTAAAAATATTAACTACTAAGTTACGTTTAACGCAGTCATAGCAGTAGAGAATGTTCCCTTTACGAAAGCAGTTCTATCGTTGTTTTTAACAACTACTGCACCTCTCCACTCAGCTAAGATTGTACGTAAGTTTTTAGTGTAATCGTTTCCATCTAATCCCATCTCGATTCTCAATGTTCCTTTTTCATAAAGACTAGCTTTAGAGAAGTCACCAATCAAGAATGTACCAACAGAAACAAGAGTAGTTTGTATGATTGGAATACCATCCATAAACAATGTACCACCTATTTCAGCTAATCTCTCAACGTAACGTCTGTCACTTGTACTAACTTTGTACAATTTCAATTTAGTTACATCAGTTGGGTGCATAAAAATATGAGTTGGCATATCTTGTTCAGCAATTAAGATTTGATTAACCGCAACTACCAATACATCAACTTGGTTAGCATTATCAACAGTACCAGCGAATGAACCAGCAGCCCAAGCAGTAGCAACAGTGTAAACACCGTTCAAGTTTGGAGCAGTACCGTTTCCGCTAAATGCACCTGACTCAACCGCTTTCAATAACTCTCTTAATAATTCTGCATTGATTTCACTTTCGATAAAGTCGATATCGTCTAACATTTCAGTCGAAACTTTAATGAAAGCAGAATATTTAACTACCGCTTGTGATGCAACAACTAAGTTAAAATCAATTTGGTTTTTAGTTGCTCCTTCTTCAGTTGTTCCAGCAGCACCCTCTTTACCTGATTGATAAACCCAAGAGATTAAGTTTGAATTTGCTCTACGTCTGCTCAATACGTCTAAGAATCTTACACGTCTTGAAGCGATTACGTTTAAGCCTGGTATTCTTTGCTCAACTGGTACGTTACCACCGCTAATGTTAGTTGATTCCAACATTGTTCCAACAGTTTTAACAACCATTTCAAAACCTTCTTTTGAAGTTTTTAAACCTTTGATTTTGTCAAGGTTAGCCTCTAAAGATTTTCTCAAATCACCAATTGAATCAGCAGCAGTTTTATCCGCTTCATTCATTGCCTCAATTCTCAAACCGATAGATTCTAAAGATTTGTTTAAGGTTTTCATTTGATCCAATTGAGTAGCTTTGAATTCGGCAATAGCTTTTTCCAATTCCTCTTTTGTAGCTTTTCCATCTACGTTTTTTTCCAACGTATCAATGATGGTTTTTAATTCTGTATTGTACTCATTGTACAAGCCAGCTTGTTTATCAGCATCAAATTTATCGAAAGTATCTTTATCGATAGATTTTGATGTTAAAAACTCTAAAAATGTTTTTTTCATTTTATTTAGTTTAATGTGTAAATACTTATTTTATTTTTTGTCGGAGTGATGGAGTGCGATTTATCGGCTTCGACTTCATTGGTTGTTTGAGTGACTTGTGTCGGCTCTATTTTCGATTGTACTACTCTAGTTGCATCATTAGAACCTTGTAAAACCATACTTCCTTCACTTACTATACCAGCCTCTAAGACTGCATAGAAGTATATGATTTCGTTAAAGTCCTCTTTATTTGCAATTTGAGGGTAGTATTTATCAAAATTCTTTTTATAATCTTTATCTTCTTCTTTGTCAGAATTATAACAAAGAGCAATATTGTAGTATCTCATTCTTACCGAGTTCTCAACATCTAATCTATCGTTAATAATTGACTTTGCAATATCTAAACGTATTTTGTCCTTTGGTATTTCAAATAACAACGCTTGTGTTTTACCGCTATAAGACTTACCAACTAAAGACCATTCAATGTCTTTTATCAATAGTTTAACATCAGACTTCCAAGCAATTGTTGTAGTGGTTTTTAGTTCGTGGTCTGCTACATAGAAAATATTACCTTGTTGTTCACGTGCTGACTTATTAAATAATCCCGTAACGTGTAAATCATTGTGACTATCTAAATAACCAATTGTGTTAATTACTGGATAAATATAATTTTCTTTGAATGTGGCATCGGCTTTTATTACATCGGTGTCAATTGTAGATGAGGTTTTAATTGAACTACCTTTGTCAACTGACTTGTAAATATTAGCTTTTTTAACATCAATTATAGATGTCACATTATCTCGAAGTGCTTTAAATAACTCTTCTTTGGTTGCGAACTCTCTATCTAATTCTTTACAATAAATCATTTGTTTATAATTTCGTTTGACTTAATTAAATTCAATTTAGCTTGTAATAATGATTTTATTTCAATATTCGTTGCTTTAGAGATTTGTTTCTCTAAATCTTCTTTTACCGTTTGTTTAGGTTTATTTACCATCTAAATAAAAATATTACCATTCATAATTTGCAAATGTATATAAAATAAATGTACATTTGCAAATAAAATATAAAAAAAATGGCAGAAAATATTTTTTATCGTTTAGGGGCTTTCATTACGGGTGGTAAAGATGCTTATACACAAACAAACTTTGGTTCTTATGTTCAATGGGGATTGCAAAAAGGTGAAACAACAGTAGATACTACGTGGGATAACCTTTACGAACTTGCACGAACTACACCACAAGTAGCTGCAGTTATTGATAGAAAAGCATCAATGTATAGTAACGGTCGTTGGAAGCATTACAAATTAGTAAACGGTAAAAAGACTTTAATTGAAAACTCTGACGCAGTTTATATTTTAGAGAATCCTAACCCTATTCAAAACGGTAGTGAGTTAGACAAGTCAATGATTTGGAGTGATGAAACTTATGGTAATTCAATGGTTAATTTATTACGCAAATCGTTACCAATACCAACTGCAATTTATAACCTTCCAATGCAATATACTGTTATTGGTCGCACTGGTAAAATGTTTAATCAAGTTGAACGTGATAAGATTATAGATAAAATTTATATCGAGTACAATGGAATTAGAGAATACTTTGATGTGAAAAATGTTTTACACTTCAAGAACTCTAATCCTAACGATCCGTTAATGGGTATCTCTCCACTCGATAAATATAAACTTGCAATAGCCAATATTCGTGCTTCAATGGGTTTTAGAAATAGAATCATAACCAATGATGCTGCATTAGGTTTTATGAGTTCTGATACGGGGCAAAATGGAATGGGATTAGGTTTAACTCCTGACGATATTAAAAGAATGAATGAAGCACGTGCTGGATTGTTTGGTATGCAAGAAGGTAAAGCCAACATCCAATATGTTGAAGGGTCTGCGAAATGGAATCCAATGTCTTACCCAACAAAAGATTTAATGTTGTTTGAGGAAGTTGACCAAGATTTCAAACTAATCATAGATGGCTTTGGATTGAATGAGAATATCTTCTCTTTCAGCAAGGCTTCAACATTCTCAAACTATGAACAAGGTTTAAAAGCAGCCTATCAAGATTGTATTATTCCACTTGCTGAAGATAGGGCATTAGGTTTTACAAAGTTCTTTGGAATGGATGGAACAAATGAATGGCTTGAAAAAGACTATTCACATTTAGAGATACTGAAAGCAGATAAAAGCAAAGAAGCAGCTGCCGATAAAACTAGAGCAGAAACAATACAAATACTACAAGCCAACAACCGTACTGATTTAGCCGATATTATCGCATCAGAATTTAAAAAGTGATTGGAAAAATAAAGCTAATCCAGTTATTGAGTCGGGCGCATCATCATTTATATTCTTACCCTCGTGGCTATATTTTGCTAATGCTTGTAAGAATTGAAAATACTCGCCTTTATCGGTATTTAAAAATGACATATTATTTTTTACGAATGCACTATTCATAAAGATACGTGTATTTTTATTCGTACTGTTTGATATTGGAACCAATGTGCATTTAGTTTCGTTCTTTAACATCTTAACAAACAAAGCCCCCATACCATTAGTTTCAATTCTTGTTTGTCTAGGATTGTTTATATTAAGTATGTTAGCCACCATTGGAATAGTAACATCGGTATTGCCCTTATTAAAAACCACATCGGTAATGTAAACTTGTTTATTAACCAAATGACCTACAACCATACAAAGGAAGTCACCGCCACCGTTAGCAACATCAATATAAGCCAAGCAGCCTTCTGAACTGTTACGGATTGCTTCAACATCGGTAAATGTTTTTAAGTTCTCAAATAATCTACCTTCAATGTCGATTGGGGTTTGCATATATTCAGCCATCCAAATTTCTTCAGGCATACGTTCCTTCATTTGTAGAAACCTTTCAGTAGTTTGTACGGCTTCACAAAACGAAACACCTTCAATTAATGCTGGTACTACTATTTCTTTATCATAACGACCCTCACTTGAATTAACTCCTATAACGTCATCTCTTACCCATCTTGTACCTATGTCTATTTGTGCGCATCCACTCTCTAATCGTGAATCGTGTGTACCGTGTTTCCAACTGTGTGTTTTTTCTCTTATGGTTTCGCTCATTGCATCTTCCATTGATCGGAATAAGTCATCTGTGATAGCTAACTTTGAAGCACCAAAACCAATAATAGTACCGCCTACACCTTGACCGAAATAGCCTACTGACTTTGATAGGTTAGTATTCCATCCATCTACTGCGCTTTTGTCATCGGATAGCTTAACTTCAGGAAATACATTTTGAAACTTTTGTGACTTGATTATTTCTCTAGTGTCATAAGATAATTTACGTGCTAAACGTGCTGAACAAGTGTTACGCATTACAGATTCAGTTGGATATTTGCCTAAAGTCCATGCACAAAACAAAGTAGTAATATAAGACTTTCCAGCACGTGGTGGTAATGACTCT